TTTCCCACTTACCACTTTCATCGTGAACAAGAAGTGCAAGTTTTTCACCATCGTAACTGTTGTCCCCTGTATTCTTCCAATCTATTGTGGTATCTAGTCCCTGTAAGTCACTAATAATGTTTGTGTTAGCTATTGATTTTCTTGTGAGTTTTGATGCAGGAACTCTATAGGCTAACTCAGACTTCGGCCTATCCATACCATCCTGAATTGGTTTGAAAAAAAATGGGTAGTTAACAGATATAGGTACAACTTTATCTGTAAACATTTTTTTTGCATCAGCACCCGTCTTTGACAATATCCCAAACCTAGCATCTGATGTTATGGTGGCTTGATTGACGGCTTCAGCTGATGACATAAATGAAAACCCAGATCTCCTGTTCTTTAAGTAACACATTCCATAACACCTAGAATCTGCTTTACACGCTTCCCAGAATATAAAAAATATTCTATTTGACTCCCTGTACTCCGGCTTACCTATATCAATTTTAGTCCATTGTAGGTACATATAATGACTCCCTGTAATGTACGTTGGCGTTCCTTTGTTGTAAAACCAATAACCATTCTCTCTGTAGTTAAACACCTTTTCGATATAAGGAACCCATGTTTCTTTGAAATCACGGGGCATTTCATTCCACTGAAATATGGTCTGTAATGGGCGTAGTTGTTTCGGATACTCAGATGCTTCCCAGAACTGATCTTTCCGTTTAACTGCCCTTTTATGAATATCTGCAGGTTTTTTTGGAAGAGCTATGTTTAAATGATTAATTCTGACTACATCTCCTATCGTACCATCTTTGGATATAACTACAGCATCTATATCAGGATTGTATCCATAACGGAACCCCTTTTTTTTGTTTGTGTCATCTAAGATCTTTTTTGGTATAAAGTCCTTTAGTACAACACCTAAATTATTTAGATCTTCGTTCTGCAAAACCACCTGTTAAATTTGTTTTTTCCTCTTCTGGATTCTCTATCAAGTTCTTTTCGTTCTCAATTCTGTTAAGTATTTCAAAAGCATCGAATATCGCTAGTTTTTTTGTAGCTGCAGCATTTTTTAACCTATCCGCAGCGAGCTCATCATCTGGATCTGGTTTTATGATCTCCTCTTCCGCAACCTTTATGAGCTGGTTGACAGCTTCATGCCCAGCCTTTATGATTCTTTCTTTTATTTCATTTACATCTTTCATAGCAAGGCACATATATCGTTAGTTCTCATACGGTACAAAACAGTGTCGTTTATAGTAAACTCATACTCACTGTTTTTAGTAAAGTTTACTTTATCGCCTAATTTAACACCAAGGTCGTTTAGGTAATCATTATCGTATACAACATACCCGGTGTTGAGCTCTGTACCCTCCTCATAAAGATAAGAATTTTCTTTATCTATTGGCTGGACAAAGCAATAATTGCCAACTGACTTCCACTCTTTTCCGTCATTGTAAAGATAAAACTGATATTCATCTATAAAATACATACCATCTTTGAAGTAGTTGGGCGATTTCTTTGCCCTACCTTTCATGTCGTAGTATATCCTGAATATATTGTGATGTACGACTATTATGTCGCCAGACTTGACTTTTGTACTCCTGCTTGGAGCATAAACAACTTTCGCAAGTCTATTTACATGCTTATGATCCTCAACCGTAGAGTTGACTATGATCTTTTGCCCTGATATCTCCACCTCATTATTGTATTCGTCGCCTAACGGCTTGATAATGAAGTAGTAAGGAGATTTCATCCTAAAAGTTTATATTGTACTCAACAGATACAGGTATGTTTTTATTGAACTCTTTCCATAAAAAAACTTCGTTGTTCTTTTCTACATATACACGGAAAGAGATTTTGTCCTCATCAAAGTCAATGAGGTGTATGGTATAAGCGCCATTCAAAACATCTTGGTTAACGATGTAATGCATGGCGCTGCCCTTGTAATCAGACCCTATGGATATTTTACGAATTTCCATTGTCTGGAGCACCCAAATGAAGCTCACCCGCTTCTAGGTCGATAGAGCCCTGTCCGTGCTCTTTCTCTAATTCATTTAACTTTCCTTGGAGTTGCTGACCAAGATCAACCATTCTGTTTTGCAAAATGTGTTGCTGTGTAGACAGTGCGCCAATATCAAGCTGTGTGTTGGATTGTTCTGTTCTTAGCTGTTTTAGTTCTTCAACAACTGAATCATCAAGTTTTACCACTTCTGGTTTTTTACTTTTTGCCATTTTACTAAATTATATTTTTACAAATATACTAATTTTTTTTGCTCACCACGGAACATCTTCTATAGCACAATTAATTGTGGTTAATGGTTATTCTGATGATTCAGATTCTTCTGAATCCAACCAGGAAACATCATCTCCCGTTACTTCTACATTTGTTGGTGTAATTTTTGCGCTTATTTCTTTTTGAATAACTTCGTCCATATGGTCTGTAGGATGATTAGCCTGTGCCCAAGCAATAACATCTGCTTCGGTAAGATCACCTATAGCTGTGAAGTTTTCAGAATCAGGTGCGCCTATAGGACAAGCCCCATAAAACACAGCAGATTCACCTGAGTCGGCATCTGTTCCTTTATATTCGAAATTTATATTTGTGATTACATTCGACAATCCGTCTAACGTGGGTGCTTGCTTTAAAGCCGTAATCTTCCACTCATAACTCATATTCATAATTTATAATTTATTGTTTAACTATATGTTAAATAATCACTTGTTTTATTGATTTTCTAAAATTATTATTCTGTTTCTAGATATTCCGTAGCCTTTTCTAAAGCCTGCAAATGAGCAGCGTATTCAGAAATCAAAGTTTCTGTCCATACACCATTTGCGTAAGGCTGCAAATCTTCCGGCAGCTCATCACCCGGATAGTAGCTATCTCTATCAAAACTTTCCGAAAGAACGACACTGTTTTCTTTTATTACAGTTTTATTCCTTACTTGAAGAACTTTCCATTCACCGACAAACTCTACTTTATCTAGTGCTCTTTCTTTTGTTAAACTCATTGTTTTAAATTTTAACTATTTGTATAATACATTATATGCCCCACCATTGCATTCGCTCCACCTGGCGACGCTCCTGGAAAGTCGTTAGCTAGCAGAGACCCACTATTACTCCAACCGCTGTAATAACCAAAACTGTATCTTCCGCTTACACCTAACTGTATGAGGCTGGTGCTAATGCTCCCGTTGTGCCCAAAGTGCCCAGCGCCTCCATAATCCTTAATTTGTTCGCTACTACTTATGTCGCTGTTCCACTGCATAGAGAAGTTTCCACCTACTGAACCCGAAAGCGGTGTAAATGGAAGATTTGTTAAATAAACATATGAACCGCTGCTAGCCCAATTTGATGGATGAGAGTTAAATTCAAACTTTAAAAATATATGTACAACCCTACCTATTTTAACATATTTTGATGTATTTTGGTAGAGGGAGCCAAAATTTTGGGTATTACCATCATAAGTTGCACTCCCTCCTAAACTCCATTTCAAATTATAAGTTCCTTCTTCGTAATCGTCTAATTCATTAGCCGCTCCAGTTCCACCTATAAATAATCCTGTAGCAGTAAGATCGCCAACATTTGTAATATTATTACCATTAAAATTGACATAAGTAGCGTTTCTATCACCGGACATAATTAATGAACCAGCAAGACTATTATTATGGCCCCACATTCCCCACTGGCCATTACCAATAGCTGATAAACCTGTCCAAGTATTACCACCAGCTGTTGTTACAGATGCGCTGCCACCTCTATAACCGATAGACATACCATAATCATCCATATCGGTTGTAGAGCTATTGTGTTCTGAGAAAAATAATCTACCAGAACCTTCACCACTGCTATCTGCATTTCCTTCAAAACTTAGCCATCTTCCTAATGTATTACTTCCATTCCCTGGCGTACCAAACGTAAAAGCACCTGCGTTTGATGTGGTTTTTGTTTTTTCTAATATTAATGGTGTAACGGACGTTTCACTAGAATTGCCTCCTAGTATAAAATCGTATCTTCCAAAATTACCTGTGCCTTCGCTCGAAGTGTCTTCTATATAATTAAATGTTGCAATAGTGTCAGTTACACCTATTTTTAAAACCTCTGTAGAAGTGCTGCCGGATCTACTTATACACACAGGCTCAGTGTTTGAGGTTGTGTCAAAAACAGCAGTACCGTCAACAAATAAAGGTACTGTTGATGCTGATGTGATAGATTCCCCTTGCCCAATAGATAATGATGTAGCAACAGTTAGTTTACCATTAGTAGTTAATGACATTGCGCCTTGCGCATCCGTGTGTGCATCATCTCCCCACCACCAGCCTCTATCATTATCATTGTTCATTTGGAATGACATAGCGTAGTCATTTAAATGTCCAAAAGTAAAGCCGCTCTTCATACCTATAGTATAAGAACTACTGTTCCAAACTCTTAATTTATCTCTTGTTTGGCTTGAGTTTCCGTCTATAAGCCCAAAATTATATCTAGTGCTATTAGCAAACAAATCACTAAACGTTCCAGAAGTTATTTTAGAAGCGTCTAAACTAGGGATCCTTGCTGTTGCAAACGTTCCTGAAGTTATATCAGATGCCGCATGGTTGTGTGAAGATGCTGCCGCACCCACTTCTGCTGCTGTTGGGGTGTGTCCTTCATGAAAAACTTTTCTCCATGAGCTAAAACTCCCGTTGCTTACAGTTCTTAAAGATAATGAGTTCTCACCAGAAGCAGCATTTGATCCTGCTAATTGTATACCATATGACGCTGTACCTCCAGAAGCGTGTGAATATATATTTGCAAACCAGTTAGCATTATCATTGTGATGCGGTCTATTTGAAGCATTACCTTGATATCTACCAACTATAAAACCTTGATCCCTGCTTGTTCCAGGAGCTGTCCATGCTGAATTTAAATCTGTTACTTGAAAATCTTGATCAATTATTCCGTTAATGTGTAAAGATACACCGGAAGCACTGGGGTTTACGTAGTAATCAGTGTTATCTGAGTCGTAGAATACAGGGGCTCTATGAGAGCCTTTTACACTAAATATGCCATTTCTAAAATCATAAAAAGCCGTCGTTTGATTTGTATAACTTCCTCCCGACGTAGGATTATAAAATCCTAAACCATTCCAACCTGATAAAATAACATTTTGATTAGTGTAATTTGCGGCATCGCCACTTCCTGCTATAAATTTAGTAGTACCTCCGTAACTATCTAAAATTAGCTCACCGTTCATAGTAACGTTATTTACTTGGCTAGTACTGGAAGGGTCTACATAATAATTAGTATCATTTGAATCGTAGAATATTGGAGCTCTAAAACTAGAGGAAGCCAGCCCAGTGCCCGTAATGTGAAGTGGATGCGACGGGGTTGCTGTTCCAATACCGACCCTACCTTGATAACCACTTTCGCCTTTAATGTATACCCTTGCTGAGTTTTCTGTAAAAAATATAAGGTCTTGTTGATAAACAGTGCCTAAACCTGTTGAGTTTGTTCTTGAATTTGTAAACAATTGACCGGCATCACCAACCATTCCAAGTCTACCTATTATACCTGAATTATCTTGTTTTAATTCAATTAAAGGGTTATCATTTTCGCCAGAGTTATCTGAGTCTGCTTCTAAAAT